GGTTGCAGGTCTGGGCATCTCTTTATGATCGTGCTATAGCGTCTATTTCTGCTGCTGACCAGTCAAGTGAGTACAGCGGTCAACCGATGGCAATGTCTTATAACGTGAGGTAAATCATGGCAGAAATGTCGAATTATCTGGAAAATGCTCTGATTAACGCCACGTTGCGTAACACGAGCTATACAAGCCCTACAACGGTTTATGTCGGTCTTTATACATCTGATCCTACTGACGCTAATACTGGTACAGAGGTCTCTGGCGGCTCTTATGCTCGTACTGCGGCTACCTTTGGTGCGCCTAGTAATGGCACTTCACTTAATGATGCTGCTATTGAGTTTCCGCAATGCACAAGCTCATGGGGAACAGTCGGCTGGATTGGTATTCTGGACGCTGCTACTAGCGGTAATCTGATGTATCACACAGCTTTAGATATATCTAAAACAATTGATACAGGCGATATTTTTAAGATTGCTGTTGGTTCATTGTCCGTGAACCTGAGCTAAGGAAAATAAATGTCTACTATCGTTACACGGGCTGGCAAAGGAAGTGCGCTTACTCATAACGAGGTAGATGCAAACTTTGTCAATTTAAACACAGACAAGATACAATCAGGGAATACAGTTTCTAGTCTTATCATTCTAAGTGCGACTATCTCTGGTGGTTCGATTACAGGGATTACGGATTTAGCGGTTGCTGATGGTGGCACTGGTGCTAGTACGGTAGCAGGAGCGCAAACAAACTTGCAAGTTGATCCTGCTGGAACTGCTGTAGCTCTGGCGATTGCATTGGGTTAATTATGTCTAATACCTTCAAGAATTTTAAAAGTAAAAATGTAGGCACTTCTGCTGCGACAGTTTATACCTGCCCATCTGCGACACAGACTACAGTTATCGGATTGTCTGTTGCTAATACTTCAGCATCGCCTATTACGACTGACGTATACATTACATCTAGCTCGGTTGATTACTACCTGATTAAGTCAGGCGTTGTGCCGGTTGGTGGTTCGCTAGTGGTGGTTGGTGGAGATCAGAAGGTTGTACTAGAAGCAACAGATGTTCTCAAAGTATTAACAAGTGCAGCTACTAGTGCGGATGTTGTGGCATCTGTTCTGGAGATTTCTTAATGGCGTATCTTGGTTCGACTCCAACGACACAGAGCTTTATCGCCGGAACGGACTCGTTCAATGGAACAGGCTCGGCTACGAATTTCACGCTCTCGCGCTTGGTCAACTCAACCAACGACATTCAAGTCGTGGTCAACAACGTGGTGCAGTACCCACCGAATTACTCGGTATCTGGGAATACGCTGACCATCTCTCCGGCTCCATCTAGCGGTACGAATAATGTTTATGTGCGGTATCTGTCTACTACATTGCAGACGATTACGCCTAGTGATCTAACAGTTAGTTCCGCAAAGATTCAGACTAGCGCAGTTACTACAGCAAAGATTGCAGATGCAAATATTACTGCTGCCAAGTTAGATGGTGCTCAGAGTGGATCAGCGCCTATTTACGCTGCTAGAGCATGGGTCAACTTTAATGGCACAGGTACAGTTGCTATCAGAGCTAGTGGAAATGTGTCGAGTATTACGGATAACAATACTGGTGACTATACAGTCAACTTTACTACTGCGTTGGTTGATGCGAACTATTCTTTTACAAGCGCAATGGATTGGGGAAATACTGCTTTTGGTGCTTCAGCGAGAGTAACTTGTATAGTTAGTTTAGCAACAACTAATGCAAGAATGCGAACAGGATTTTTAAATTCAACTTCTGTATTTCAGGCAGAAGATCAAGCAATAATTTGTGTTTCAATTTTCCGATAAGGACAACCATGAACTCACGCATAATTTACCCAACAGATGACGGCGGTGTTGCTGTCATAGTTCCAGCCGCTGAGTGTGGCTTAACCATTGAGCAAATCGCCCAAAAAGATGTGCCGCCGAATACGCCTTACGAGATCGTAGACGTAGCGGATATTCCTTCAGATCGTACATTTCGTGGAGCATGGTCATGGGTCTCGTAATTGACTTAACTAAAGCTAAGAACATTGGTCACGATATGCGTCGTGCTGCTAGGGCTGAAGAATTCAAGCCTTACGACGAGGCTATAGCCAAGCAGATTCCCGGTCAAGCCGATGGTGCTGAGGCTGCTCGTCAGGCTATCCGTGACAAGTACGCAGCTATCCAGACCAGTATTGATGCAGCAGAAACACCGGACGAGATTAAAGAAGCACTGGGGATTTAAATGGCTATTAGCTTAATTGAGACGGCGAGTTTAGATACGGGGTTAGTTGCTCCGACTGCAACTGCTTTGACCACAGCGTCAGGTAGTGCGCCGTCTTATTCTGCTAGGGCGTGGGTTAACTTTAATGGTACGGGTACGGTAGCGATTAGAGCGTCAGGTAATGTGAGTTCTATTACGGATAATGGCACTGGGGATTACACGGTTAATTTCACCACTGCGATGGCTGATGCTAATTATGCCTCATTTGGTTTTGGAAAACAAGGAACAGGAACAACACTTGGTGGAGCTGGAATTGAAGGCACTTCTCCTTCTACAGGTTCACTGCGTATTTTGACTGCTGATGCAAGTTTTAATGCAGCTGATTTTGTTTTCGTTTCTGTTTCTATCTTCCGCTAACAAGGTCAAATAATGAGCTACATCGGCGCAGAACCAACAACAGCCTCATTTCCGTTCGATCAGTTCAGCGGTAACGGATCAACTACGGCTTTCACGCTGACCTATGCGCCAGCTAGTACGACTTCTATTGTTGTAGCTGTATCAGGCGTGGTACAGAATCCGAACACTTACTCAGTCTCTGGCTCAACACTGACGTTTACAGGCGCTCCGCCATCTGGCACGAATAACATTGCTGTATTGTTTCTAGGTCTTCCTTCTATTGTTGGTGTGCCTAATGCTGGGACTGTCGGTATATCGCAACTAAGCGCAACAGGTAGCCCTAGCAGTACGACTTTCTTACGTGGGGATAATACTTGGAATGGTGTAGCTAGTTTAACGACTGCATCAGGTAGCGCACCATCGTACAGTGCAAGAGCTTGGGTTAATTTTAACGGTACTGGGACAATTGCAATTAGAGCAAGCGGAAACGTTAGCTCCCTTACAGACAATGGTGTCGGTGATTACACAGTTAATTTCACCACTGCGATGGCTGATATTAACTATTCTGTAAATACAACTTGTTCATCTAACGGAACCAATAATTTTATTGGCACAACAGTATTTACAAATGCCTCAACTGGAGCGAATGTTGCACCAACAACTTCTGCTGCCAGAATAAATACTGGTGTTTATGGAGTCGGAACATTTGACCCAACATACATAAACGTTTCAGTATTCCGCTAATCAGGACTAATCATGCCATTAACTAAAGTACAAATAGGAATGACAGACGCGCCTACTAGCGGAACGGCTGTTACAGCATCAGGTACTAGCGTTGACTTTACTGGTATACCTAGTACGGCAAAACGGATTACGGTGATGTTTAGTGGGGTTAGCACTAGTGGCACTAGCAATTATTTAATTCAATTAGGTGATGCTGGTGGAGCTGAAACAACTGGATATTCAGCAACATCAACAAATCAAAGTGGGACAGTTGCATCTTATACCGCTGGTTTTGGAGTAAATAACGCTAGTGGATCAGTGTCTCTACACGGCAATTTCGTATTTACGTTAATTAGCGCAAGTTCTTTTCTTTGGTCTATGACCGGAGCAATTAGTATTGGTGCTGGTGGCGGTTCTTATTACGTAGCTGGTTCTAAAGCCCTTTCCGACACATTAACTCAAGTCCGTATCACTACCGTCAACGGCACAGACACCTTTGATGCAGGAACAATCAATATCATGTACGAATAATGAGCCTTCAATACGTACTCTATGACTATTGGGATTATGGCTATGCTGAAGGCGATGCAATCCTTGAGTTTGGGAGTGCTTCGGTAACGGCAGTAGCCACTGTTTCCGCATTTGGTTCAAGAGTACAATTCGCAACAGGTAGTGTTAGCGCATTAGCAACAGTTACAGCTAATGGCACAAGGGTTCAGTTTGGCAATGCAGCAGTTACTGGATTAGCAACATTAACGGCATCAGCAAGCAGGGTTTTAAGTGCATCTGCTAGCGTTACTGGGATTGCTACGGTCACAGCCATCGGTGGCGTTGTTTACGAGGGTTTTGCGGCGATTAACGCATTGGCTAGTGTGTCTGCCTATCCTAGTGCGATATGGGCTGGAAACGGCTCTATTCAAGCCGTAGCGGTATGTGCTGCAACAGGTCAGATTATTGGTGAGGAATGGGTTGATGTTATTCCTGACACTAATAATTGGTCTGGTATTACTACAAGCAATGATATGTGGACAGCGGTAACAGGTGAATCAGATACTTGGACTCCGACATCAGCAAGCTCTAATACATGGACACAGCAGAATGCTGGTTCTAATACTTGGTCGAGGCAGTAATGCAAAAGATTCTATTCGGTGAATGGTTGCCAGATCAACCGGGTGTAACGGGTGCAGTAACAGACGCAAAGAACTGTTATCCAGTTGCTAACGGATATGCTTCATTCCCTAGTGAGGCTGATTATTCAGATGCAGCGGCTCAGACACTGCTGATTACCTTTGCGGGTAAGTTTGGTGGTGCTACGAATTTATTTGCTGCTGGCGCTACTCAGATTTATAAGTTTGACTCTAACGATGCTAGTTTGGATGCCTTAACGACTAGCGGATATACATCTGTTGAGGGTTGGGATGTAACCCAGTTCGGCAGCAAGATGATTCTGGCTAATGGTCAAGATAAGCTGCAATCATATGAGATCAATGTTTCTACTTATGTAACGGACTTGGCTGCTGCTGCTCCTACGGCTAAGTATGTAACGGTAGTTCGTGACTTTGTGGTTGCTGCTAACGATGGTACAGATTCCAATAAGGTCTACTGGTCTGATATTAACGATGAGACGGACTGGACTCCTAGTGCTGCATCGCAATCAGACTCTCAGATATTGCCTGACGGTGGCGATATTACAGGTTTAGCGGGTGGCGAATATGGGCTGATCTTCTTAGAACGTGCCATATATCGGATGAGCTATACAGGCTCCCCGCTTTTTTTCCAGTTTGACGCTATTTCTAGGTCATTAGGATGTATCTCTAATGGCTCTATTGCTCAGTACGGTGGTCTGACGTATTTCCTAGCTGACGATGGTTTCTACGCTTGTGATGGTCAGACAACTAAAGCTATCGGCGTAGAGAAGGTAAATCGCTGGTTCTTTGATAATGCCATTCCTAGCGAAATATTTACAGGAATGAGCGCTACCGTTGATCCAATACGCAAGTTAGTTATTTGGAAATTCAATAATACGTTTGGCGGCAAGAATCTGCTGATGTATTCCATTGATTTGGCTAAGTGGTCGTACACAGATACCACTGCTACCAGCGTTGCTTATGTATTAACTCCATCTGCTACGTTGGAACAGGTCGATAACTATAATGCAAGCATTGATGCGCTAGATATTCCGCTTGATTCTCGTGTTTTTGCTGGTGGACAACTGCTATTTGCGGGTGTTTCTGGCACAAAGATTATTGCATTCTCAGGTCAGCCTAAGACAGCGAACGTTACAACGGGTGATATTGATATTGGACGCTCTACAGTGACGCTAGTTAAGCCGATTGTGGACAAAAGCAGTGCTTCAGTAGCTATTTCAAGCCGTGATTTACTCTCTGATCAAGTGGAATTTGGCTCAGATGTGCCAGCAGACGCTGAAAACCGCATAAGCTTGCGGTCTAACGGTGAATATCACAGGCTCAGACTGACTCCGACAGGGGCAAACTGGGAAACAGCCTTTGGTTTAGAGGTAGAAGTCGTTAAGCAGGGTAATCGATGACTCAGTTTCGTACATTACCGCCATTTGGAGGCGATCAACGAGCTGTTGCTGAGGTCGTTCGTGGTGTTATGGACGGAAAGACCAATAATACGGGTCGTTTAACGCTAGCCACTGGTAATGCAGTCACAACTACCCTCTACGACGAGCGTATAGGCTACGACAGCCTGATTTTCTTCGTGCCAGTATCTAATGCTGCTGAGGCTGATTCAGCGCCTTATGGAGCGTTTCAGGACACTACAGACCAGACTGCTGCTAGTACAACCACAGCTTATGCTATTGCATTAAATACAACAGATTACTCTAACGGTATTTACGTTTCCAATACGTCCAGAATAAATGTCAGGAATTATGGGATATATAACATCCAGTTTTCATTGCAATACAAGAATACAACGAATGACGGTCAGGACGTAGATATTTGGTTTAAGAAGAATGGGACTAATGTTGCTGGGTCAAATAGCCGGTTTCATATGCCAGCTAGGAAAAGCACTAGCGATCCATCTCACCTGATTGCAGCAATGAATTACTTTCTTGAGATGAATGCTGGTGATTACGTTGAGGTTATGTGGAGAACGACGGATACCGGAGTTTCATTAGAGCAATACCCAACAAGCTCAAGCCCAGATAGACCATCGATTCCTAGTGCGATTATCACTGCGTCCTATATTGCTCCATCGGCTACAACGAATCTATATGTTTCTAGCCAGCAACAAGGTCAGGCTACGGTAAGTCATTGGGCAAATAGTACTGCGGATAAGACATACGGTTATATAATCGTCGGATGACAGAATTTAAATATATCCCGGTCGATGACCTAAGAAAATGGTGGGCTTTTATCAAGCCCGGCCTAGAAAAGATTAAAACTAAAAGTCCTGAGAATTGGATAGTTGAGGATGTTTATACCGACTGTTTCAATCAAAAGGCGATGCTTTGGGTAGTCCTGAAGAACAACCATTTTTATGGCTTCTTTATCCTTCAGCCAATGGGTCAAGAACTCCATGTCTGGGCTGCTTGGACGTTAGAAAATGATTATCAAGTGGTTGAAAAAGGTTTACAATTTATCAAAAGCATGGCTAGGAATGCTAATGTTAAATATTTAACATTCTCCAGCCATAGGCCGGGATGGGAACGTAGGGCTAGAGCATACGGATTCCGTCCTCGTAAATGGATATGCGAGGTGTAATATGAGTGGCGGCGGCGGTACTACAGAAACCAAAACAGAAATTTCCCCAGAGTTTAAGCCGTATATAACTTACTCTCTGGGTGAGGCTCAACGTCTGTATCAGGGTATGCCACAGGCTCCTGAGACGTTAGCACCTGACCAATCTGCATATTCTCAGCAAGCTATTGAGCAAGCCGTACAGCGCGCCAAGATGGGTTCTCCTCTGGTTGGTGCTGCACAGGCAGAGCAACTAGCTACGATTCAAGGACGAGGCGTTAATCCATTCCTAGCGGGTGCTTTGGAGCAGTCTAACCGTTTAGCTGGTGAACAGTACACTAGGAACATTCAAAACCTGCAATCTCAGGCATCTTCTGCTGGTCGTTACGGATCGGCTGCTATGGGTCAACAAGCAGGTCAGGCTCAGGACATCTTTGCTCGATCATTGGCAGAGCAGGGTGGTCAATTGGCTTATCAATCGGCTGAAGCAGAACGTGCTAGACAGATGGCTGCTGCTCAGGCTGCTCCTCAAATGGCTCAGTCTGATTATGCTGATATTCAGCGTCTTCTCCAAGCTGGTCAGGCTCAGGAAGGTTACTCTCAACAGGCTCTGCAAGGTCGATTGGCTGCGCAGGATCTTCCGATGCAACGTCTACAACAGGCTGCTAATGTCTTTTATGGCGCTCCTCTGGAGACTAAGACTACAGCTACACCAGAGGGAGGCAAATAATGGGTGCTGCTGCTGCTCCAATGATTATTGGCTCTGCTATAGGGGCTGCTACTAATAGAAAAAACCCATTGCAAGGTGCATTGCTTGGTGGTGCTTTGGGTGGCTTCGGAAGTGCATTTACTAGCGGATTTAGCAGTCTTGGTAATGCTGCTGCTAACACTGCTACTAGCACAGCAGCTAATACTGGTCTTGGTATGGCTGGTAATGCTGTACAAACTATGCCGGGTGCTGTTGGTGGATTTGGACAAGCTGTGCCAGCAATGTCTAATGTTGTTACTGAAGCTGCTGCTAGTAGCGTTGATGACCTTATAGGTCAAGGCTTGTCTGCTGATTTGGCTCTTAGCGCTGGGACTCCTGCTGCATATACAGGGATGGGAATGGCTGGCAATACTGCTCCGTCATTCCTTGATAAGTTAGGTGCTGGTGCAAAAGAAATTGGTCAATATGCACAACAGAATCCAGTTCTTACGGCGATGGCAGCTCAAACAGCACAAGGTCTTTTAACTAATCAGCAACAAGCTCCTGCTTCTGCTGGTTTAATGCGTGGCAATCAAATACAAGCACAGGCTCCACAATACCAGTTAGGCTCACCAAAAGTTTCACTTATCTAGGTGATATATGGCAATTACAGATTACATTCCTAATATATTTGGCTCTGCTACTCCTACGTCTTACGAGAACTTGCAGACTATGGGGCTTATATCGCCTCAGCAGTTAGCGCAACAGCAAAAGACAGCGAATATCCAAGGTTTGCTAGGTGCAGGTTTGGCATTGGCTCAGGGTATGAGTCGTACTGGTGCGCGACGCTCTGCTGCTGAGAATATCTTTGGTGCATTAGCTGGCGGCTTTGGTGCTGCTGGTGGTGCTTATCAACAAGGATTGCAGAACATTATCCAGCAACAGCAATTGCAAAGTGCGGCACTGACACAAGCACAAGCAGCTAGTAGGCTAAAGAGTGTTGCTGAAGCTAAGGCAAAATATCCAGACCTTGCTCCATTGTTTGATATTGATGCCGGCAAAGCGATGGAACAAGTAATTTTGAGGGAAGATGCAAAGATTTACGGATTAGGCACTAATACTACTCAAGTTCCTACTCAAGTACCTTTTCAAGCACCTGCCGAAATGCCTGTACAAGTACCTGAACAAGTTGAACGGCAAGGTGGTTTGCTTGCAGTTCCTTCTTTTGGTGTTGCTCCATTTGAAACTGTTGCTGCTCCTGTTTCTGCTCCTGTTGCTGCTCCTAGTCCTGCTCCTAGTGGTACTCAGCAACCGAGTGTCTCATTGGTAGATCCTGCTAATGTTGCTAAAGCTGATGAGAATCGTAGAAAAGCTGCATTTGCCTATTCAAGAGGCAATGAAAAAATGGGCAAGTTTTTTACTGATGAAGCAGAAAGACTTGATCCTAAAGAGCAACTATTCTTTAGAGATGGCAGACTAATATCAAGTAAGCGCGGTGAACTTGTTAATTACGGTGGTGGAAGAATCCTAACTGATGCAGAAGCTACGAGTTTGGGATTAGATCCTAATCGTGGCAAATGGACTATGAAAGACAATATTCCGTCTTTAGTTCAAGGGACTAGCACAGCAAAACAACTTACTCCAGAAGAAGCTAAGGCAAGAGGTCTTGATCCTGCTCGTGGAACTTGGTTAATTAAACCTGATGGCACTCCTGACCTTATTCAAGGAACTGGGACAACAAGGCAGTTAAATGAAAATGAAGCTGTAAAACTTGGATTAAATACTGGTTTAGGTCAACGGTATCAAATTAAGCCTGATGGAACAGTAGATCTAATTCAAGGAAGCGGAGCTTTAACAACAAAACAATTAACCGCAAATCAATCTAAAGATCTTGGATTAGATACGTCAAGAGGTCAGGTTTATCAACAAAGATCGGACGGTAACATAGACGTTGTACAAGGCACTATGCAAGATGTACCTAAGTACACAGGCATGTATGCTAATGTTGCTTTGGAAGAATTCCAGACTGCTGATGTAACTAAACTCACTCCGGATCAAAGGAAGAAAGTTGGTCAAATAGCAGAAGCAAGAACAGGAACTGCTGCTGAAAAAGGTGCTCCTAAAGTTTACACTGGTGCTCTTAGCAAAACGACTGCTAGTGATGTTGAAAAGAGAGTAATTACTACTGCTGATGCTGTTACTCGTTTGAACAATATTCAGTTTTCTTATAGACCAGAATATCAAACTATTCAATATAGAGGAAAACAAGCATGGGGTACGCTTAGAGATAAATACGTTGGTTTGCCAGAGAAAGAAAAACGGCAACTTGCTGAATATTCGCAATATCGTCAAAATTCTTTGCAGAATCTTAACCAAACCATTAAAGACATTACTGGTGCGGCTATGGGTGTTCAGGAGGCAGAACGTATTATTGCTACATTACCTAATGCTGGAACTGGAATATTTGACGGAGATAGCCCAACAGAGTTTGAGTCAAAGTTGAACAATGCTATTCAGCAAACAAAATACGCTCTTGCCCGTCAACAATATTCATTGAGAAAAGGCTTGAATTGGGAAAGCACTCCTTTGGATAAAATACCATCAATAGTTCAGGCTCGTGGCAAAGCTATTGCACAGCAATACAATCTTGATCCTAATAAGCCAGCAGACTTGCAGACAATCAACCGTCAATTAGCGGCTGAGTTTGGCGTATCTTTCTAAGGTGAATCATGGCTGAATTTGATTATGCAGGTCAGTTTTTTGCCAATAAGCAGCAGAAGTCACCAGAAACTACTGATGATTTTGATTATGCGTCTGCTTTTTTTTCTGGTCAAAGAGCTACATCTGGTCAGCAAGCTGGATCTGGACAATTTCCAGAGCTAGGGCCAAAGCCTATTTCTGATCCATCTCGTGCTGCTGGTTTTGGTACTTCTCTTGTTGGTGGCATTCCTACTGATAAACAAGCAGCTATTAAGTATTTTGCCCAGAAGCGTGGCATACCTGTTACTCGATACACGATAGTTGACGGTGATATAGCGTATCAGGCTGATGACGGTAAGTATTACAAAGAGATAGCTGGCCCTGCATCTACAGCGGCTTACTATGCTCCTGACGTTGCTGAGATGGTTCCCGACATTCTTGCTGGCGTTGCGTCTGCTCCACTTACATTAGGTGGCCCACTAGGCGTAGCAACTGCTTCAACATTCACTGGGGGAGTTGCTGCTGGTACTAATTACCTTCGTCAAAAGCTCGGTGGATTGATTGGTGGTCAGGAAGTTAACCCAACTGAAGTTGCTCTTTCTGGTGTTCTTAGTGGTGCTGCTGAACTCGCTCCTGCTGTACGTAAGGGTTTTGTTGAGCGTAGAACAGCTAGAGACATTGGACAGATGAATGTACCTATGGTTCAGTCATTGAGAGCTAAAGCAGGTCGTTTAGATGTGCCTTTGACTCCTGCTGAAATTACCGGCTTGGCATCATTGATGTCGCAACAGAAAGTTATTACCAATGTTCCTGAGTCTCAGGTAAAGATGCAGCAGTTTTACAGGGAGCGCGAGAGGAAGGTACAGTCAGCGGTCAATGATTACTTAGACAGCATTTCAAAGATTCAGGATCAGGCAGAAGCTGGTTCTATGGGCTTTGATGCGCTTCAGGCCACAAAACAGCAACTTATAGACGAACGTAAAGCAGCTACGGAACCTTTGTACACATCTGCATTTGCTGCCTCTGTTCCTGTTGATACTGCTCCCGTTATTGGCAAAATAGATAATTTCCTTAAAACACAACCTGCTAATGGTCGTGCTGCTAGCTATCTTAAAAAGATGAAAGGTCTTTTTGAGAGAGAAGTACCAGCATTAGATGAGGCTGGTCAGGAAATAACCAAAAAGGGCATTGAGAATAGGCTTCCTGTATTGCAAAACATTAAGTTTGAACTTGATTCAATGTTCAACGAAGATGCGTTTAAGTCGCTTGATACAAAGATTCAAAGCAATTTGACAGAGATCAAGAATACATTGGTTCAGCAGATGGGTAAGGATAATCCTGATTACCTTGCTGCTAATGCTGAATTTGAACGTTTGTCTGCTCCACTAAATGAGTTTAATAAACGAACCACTGGATCATCCTTGCTGCAAATGTCTCAGGATAATCTAAAGAATTTCTCAAGCAGAATCTTTGAAAACCCAAGCCCTGCAACTGTTAAGTATGCCAAAGATCAGATCATCAAAGGTGGTGGTCAAGAAGCATGGGATGCTGTTGTCCGGTCATATCTCGACGATGTTTGGGGACAGGCTAGAAAGCCAAGTAAGACGCAGCAAGGTGAGAAGTTTGACACTGGTAATACTTGGCAAAATATTCTTCTTGGCGATGTAAAGACAAAAGCCGCTATGCGTGTTGCTTTAGGCCCCACTCAGTACAAGGCATTGACTGACTTGGCAGAGGTATTACAGGCTGCTGGTAGCGTTAGAAAGCTAGGATCTGATACTGCATTTAACCAGTTGGTTACTGAAGAACTAATGAAGAATCCACCTGTCACTAGCATTACAACAGGTGTTGCTCGTGCTGTTGGCGGAATTAAATTAGATCAACCTGCAAAAGCTCTTTCTGACTGGGCTATCAAGCGTGATGCTGCTGCTAATGCAGATAAAATAGCTAGCATTATTACAAGCCCTGACGGCATTTCTAGATTGAAAGAACTTCGTCAAATGTCTAAGACATCAGCAAAGTATTGGGCTGGATTAAGTCAACTTATGGCTGATTACGGTATGTTTGAAACTAGGGATTAAATCATGGCAAAGAACAAGGTTAGCGAATACAGCGCAACAGCGGCTAATAACACTGACATAGGTGGTATTAACATTGCTGAAGGATGTGCTCCTAGTGGTATTAACAATGCTATTCGTGAGCTTATGGCACAGCTAAAGGATATGCAAGCTGGTACTGATGGCGATAGTTTTACCGTAGGCGGTAATTTATCTGTTACTGGTACTACTACATTGACTGGAACTACTGCTGCTCCAACTCCTAGTGCTTCTGATGACAGCACAAAAATAGCTACTACTGCATTTGTACGCGACATTATACCTAGTGGCGTTATCGTCATGTGGTCTGGATCTGTTGCAACTATTCCTAGCGGTTGGTTGATTTGCGATGGTTCTAATAGCACTCCAGACTTACGGAATCGTTTTATCGTTGGTGCTGGAAGTACATACTCAGTTGCTGGTACAGGTGGCTCTGCTGACGCTATCGTTGTAAGCCATACACACACAGCTACGGTAACTGACCCGGGTCATCAGCACTCACTAAGTAACGGTCAAGCATTGTCTGAAGTCGGTGGCGGTAGAGAGGCCCAATGTGCTATCGGCGCTAATGGCAGAAATGGTTTTACTGTTGCTTCAAGCACTACTACTGGTATATCTGTATCTAACAGCACTACTGGTTCGTCAGGCACTAACGCCAATCTGCCTCCGTACTACGCCCTTGCTTATATTATGAAGGCCTAATCATGGAAAAAGTGCCTCTCTCTGATGACCAGATTGAAGCGATAGCGGAACGTGCCGCAGAAGTAGCTTTCAAGAAGATTTACGAGGAAGTTGGTCGCTCTGTCGTTAAAAAGATATTCTGGATCGTAGGCGCTGGTGCATTAGGTCTATTGTTCTGGATGGCTGGGAACGGAACACTGCCTAAATGATAGAAGTAGCCACAGCCCTGATGGTAATCAAAGGGGCTAAGGCTGCTTTTGATGTCGCTAAAGAAGCGTTTGACGAGATCAGAGAGTGCGCTGAGGCTGGTAAGTCTGCTCATGAATCATTAGGAGCGCTTACCAGTTTTTTTTCATCTGCTGGCAAGGCAGAAGAAGGCATAGCACACGCTAAAGAACTCCAAGAGAACCCAACAGAAGGCCATGAAGACACTCGCAGTGACTACGAGATAGTCATTGAGATGATGGTTGCTGAGAGGCAGCTAAAGCAGTTCTATAAAGACCTTAAAGAGATGTTTATCTACCAGTTTCAGGAACCCGGTCTGTATGACGAGTTCATGGGTCGGCTAGAGAAACTTAGGGCAGATCGTCGGCAGAGAGAAGTAGACCATAGGCTGCATCTCAAGGCTTTGGAGATGGCTGCTAGACGAGAGAAAGCTAAGAAGGTTCAATTTATACAAGATATGTTTGCTATAGCACTAGGTGGTATAGTTTCTGTACTGATAATAATTGGTATTGTTTGGATGTTTACTTTGGGGGATTGATGCTTACTCTGTTATCTACTTTTACATCGTTTTTAATTGGCGGCTTGCCAAAGATACTCGACTTCTTTCAGGATAAGTCAGACAAGAAACACGAACTAGAGCTGGCTAAAGTCCAGATCGAGCGTGAGTTAGCTCTGGCTAAAGAAGGCTATGCGGCTCAACAGCGTATTGAGGAAGTCAAGCTAGACGAGATAAAGGTGCAGTCTGCCTCTGATGAGAAAGTGGCTCTAATCGGCGCTCAACAGGCTGAATTACAGGCTATTTATGCTCACGATATGAAGCTCAGTGAAGGTACTAGCCAATGGATGAAGAATCTACGGGCTTCGGTACGTCCTGTGATTACTTATGGCTTCTTTTTCCTGCTGTGTGCTTTGGATGCAGTTCTGGCTTACAAGGGCTTTGAGGCTGGCGTATCGTTTAAAGAGATGGCAGATCAGCTCTGGGATGATGAGACTCAAGCTCTGTTTGCTTCTATCATAGCGTTCCACTTTGGCGGTCGGGCTTTTGGCAAATGATTAGTGACAAAGCCTTAAAGATGATTGCTCATCATGAGGGCACACGGTATAAGCCTTACCGCTGTCCTGCTGCTTTATGGACTATTGGCGTAGGTCATGTTCTGTACCCAGAGCAGGGTAAGTTGACTATGGCTGAACGGATGCAATTCCCGTTAAAGATAGAGCATTTCCGTATCTTCTCTAAAGAGGAAGTCGATGAGATTCTTAAGGCCGATCTTGCTCGGTTTGTACGAGGCGTATCCAAGTATTGTCCTGTTGTTGCTAGTCAAGGCCAGTTGGATGCGCTGGTCAGCTTTGCCTTTAATGTAGGACTAGGTGCTTTGCAGAGAAGTACGCTAAGGCAGAAGCATAATCGAGGTGACTATGAGGGTGCTGCTCAAGAGTTCCTAAAGTACACAAGAGGCGGTGGGAAAGTATTACCGGGACTTGTAAAGAGGCGTAATGATGAAAGAGCCATTTATTTAGGAGGCTAGCATGAAGAAACTTGCCGTTGTCTTATCGCTAATTAGTTGTTATAGTTTTGCAGAAGAAGCGGCAGGTTTCCAGAACAATGCAGGTGGCTGGACAGTAATTACGACTAGAGACCAGTATTGTGGCGCTAGAGGAATGAACGATGGTTATGCCTTTGGGACTGAATCTTATGCTCGGTTTTGTTGGACACGAAGAAGTAATGCAATTCTAGTAGTCTTTGAAGATGGCAGGAATGGAACTTGGTCGGTTGATTCATTTCAATTGTTGGCTGCTGAACCTGAGTATAAAAGTAACAAACCCTAATGGCTAAGAAAATACCTGAAGACTGTATGCCAGCTTGTCAGTCTTGCTCATTCTTTGACATTGAGCCTAAAGAAGACCTTGGGCTATGCAGACGCTATCCTCCAGTCCTAATCAACATGGGAGATAGCGATATTGATAG